GGTAGAGACGTAGCATCTGACGGTAGTAAATTAGATGGAATTGAATCTGGAGCCACTGCCGATCAGACTAAATCAGATATTGATGGACTAAATATTAATGCTGACCAAGTTGATGGTTTACATGCTTCTAGTTTCTTAAGATCAGATGCAGATGATACAGCAACTGGAGATATTACTTTTTCTGGCGGTGCTGGTGCTGCGACTATTGCTGCTAATAGTGATATAAGATTTCTTAATGGAAGTTGGACAGGAGAACATACAAAAGTACAAGCTCATAGTAGTGACTTATATATATGTTACCCTGATGATCTTAGATTCAGACATACTGCTGGTAATGACAGACTTGTACTAGATGCTTCTGGTAACTTAACTGCTGTTGGTAACGTAACAGCTTACTCTGACGCAAGACTAAAAACAGACATACATACTATCAACGATGCTCTAAGTATCTGCGGTAAGTTACGTGGTGTTTCTTATAAATGGATTGCTACAGATAAACCTTCTATTGGTGTTATTGCACAAGAAGTAGAAGAGGTATTACCAGAATTAGTTTTAACTAATAGAGAAACAAATCCATCTACTGGAGAGACAACAGAAATAAAATCAGTTGACTACGGAAAAATTGTTGGTGTATTAATCAACTCTATTAATGAACTTAAAGCCGAAGTTGACGAACTAAAAAAACCTAAGAAGAAAGGAGGTAAGTAATGGCTTGTCCGGCAAGCGGAACTATTACTATCCAAGATTTAGTAGATGAGTTTGGGGGGTCAGCCCCTCACTCTCTTTCTGAATACTATAGAAACGGTGGAGAAGTTCCCGGAAATAATACTAACGTTCCTGAAAGTGGTGAAATATCTATAGGGGATTTTTATTCAGCTGTTAATGAAATACAACACATAATAAGCACCAATACAAATCACTTCAATGCACAAACTGCATTCAGTTCCCATTGGGGTACCACAGTACCTAAGAGAGTTATTATCAACTCCGGGGTAACTGTTGGAGCTACATCTGGTAATGATGCTTTTCATATTCCTTCAGGAATGTCAGGCACATTAGTCATTGATAACAATGGAAATATTCACGGGCATGGTGGAGCTGGTAGCTCTTCAGGTGCTGGTGGAGGTGGTGGTGATGCAATGCAATGCGACCAATCTACAGGGGTAACTGTTAATAACAACGGACAAATCTACGCCGGAGGTGGCGGAGGTGGACGTGGTGGTAACGGTGGCTCTGGCGGAACTGGTGGCGGTGGAGGTACCGGAGGAAACGGTCATCTTAACCGTAAGTACTATGGTCCCGGTAGATATGGATATATCAACGGACGACTTGACGGTACCAACTCTTGTTGGTTCTACGCAGCTAGTCATACCTATGCAGTTTGGGGTGGTTATACCAACCAATGTTATGACTCAGGTTGTGACGCTTATTGGTGGTGTTATGAAAACGTCTATACCAACGGAGGTTCCGGAGGTTCAGGCGGTGGCGGTGGAAGCGGCGGTGCCGGAGGTGCTGGCGGAAACGGTCAGGGTCATAACCAAGCTCAATCTAATGGTTCAGCTGGTGCATCTGGCTCATCTGGTTCTGGTGGTTCAGCTGGAGCTAACCCCGGAAATAATGCTGGGCAAGGCGGTACTGGTGGAACCGGTGGAACCGGAGGTCAGGGAGGAACTGGCGGAAACGGTGGTACTTGGGGTAACTCTGGAGGTTCTGGAGCTACAGGAAATACTGGTGCCCAAGGTAATACTGGAGCTACTGGAAACAACGGAAACCAAACTAATGGTTCTGGAGGTTCTGGAGGAAGTTCAGGTTCTGGAGGTTCTGGAGGTTCCGGCGGAGGTTCAGCTGGTTACTACATAAGAAATAGAAGTTACGTAACACTTAATCAAAACGGCAGCGTTGCCGGTCAATAACTATGGCAAATTTAAAATTTAAGATCAAAGAAGTGACTGTCAATACTGTCGGAGTTGAATACGAAGATGGTTCAGTTGCTTCAGTTCCTATTACAAAAGGAATGAATAAAGAGCAAATTTATGATGTTATAAAAGCTTATAACTATAAATTTGATGAGTTTGAAAAAAAAGCTGACGTTCCAGTCACTGCATCAGAGGAATGGATTCAAGTAACCCCTGATGAAGAAAGAACGTTTTCATATAAAGAAGCAAGACAGTTTGCAGCTCCACAACTATGGGAAGTTGTCTATGCGGATTACTTAGCAAGAAAAGGTGATACTTCTTATCAAGTAAAAATTGATGAAAAGATGGATGCCATACTTGCTGCTTTCCCTAAAGACGACACAACTTATACGCTAGAACAGATCAGGACATGGGATGAAAGTTAATAGTTCTCCATATATAAATGAGACAGCAATAAATCCTTTAAACGGAAGATTATATTTTCTACAGGATTGGTATGAGGTCTGCAATGGGAATAACTTAGCAATCATTAGATTTGATGATATTGAACTAGAACAACCTAAACACCGGGATAGAGTACTTAATTGTGAGATTCGATATCCCGGGATTCTTTATAGAGAAGAGGGTAAGAGAAAACTAAAGTTAATAGATGGAAGACATAGAATCAAACGTCTACAGATACTTGGTGCACAAGAAGGAATGTTTTATGTACTAAGACACAAACACTTATGGAAACTTACTCATAGACCTTTAAAAGAAGACTACCCAACACCCACCATGATTAGATGAGAATACTCGATGATTTTTTAAGTAATGAGGATTTTTATAAATTAAGAGATAAAGTTTTTAGTCCTGACTTTCCATGGTTTTTCCAAGAAGGTAAGAGTGAACTTTACGATGGTTTTAGATACGGACACTCTGTATGGATGCCACTTAATGCACTCGTTACACCCTTAAGTTTTGAGCTTTATAATTTGATTGCTCCGATTATAAATAAATTAGAAGCGAAAGCAATTACAAGAATAAAGCTAAATTCTGACATAATTACTGAAGTAGCTCACGCTAGTAAATACCATGTTGATAATGACTGGTGTAACGATAAATATGCGTGGACAGGTATCTATTACCTAAATACTAATAATGGTTATACCGAATTTGAATTTGGAGGGAAAGTTGGTTCTGTCGAGAATAGATTACTTTTATTTAGGGCAGACCAAAATCATCGAGGAGTGGGACAGACAGATACAACTAGAAGAGTAGTCCTCAATATAAATATGATGTTGAGCGATGGAAATCCCTTTACTTGAACTTCCGGGTCCATTCTTTATAGACACAGTAGATATACCTTTACCCACAGGTAAGATACCTTTTTATAAACCTTTAGTTATTCCGCCAAGTCAACTTCAGGCACCTGAAGGTGTAGAAGCGGAAGCAACTGATGAACCAGAAACTGGAATAAGGAAAGTTGATGTCCCATTTACGGATTTCAAACTACCTCTCCCGGAAAACGAAATATTAGTAACGGCTGGAACAACTGCGGTTGTTTCTGTAGCAGCCACCCTTACGGCTACAGCAGCGTTTAAATGGGCGGTTACTGCACTCAAACCAATACTAAAAACTACATGGAAGAAATTAAGCCAGAGAAAAAAGGTTTAATCGGTAAACTAAAAGACATAGGTGAAGAGAAAGAACATCAGCTAGAGGTCCTTGGAACTTTAGTCAGACTGGGCGTTGTTGTCTGGTCTGGGTTTATTATCACTATGAATTACGTAGATATACCGATGGTGAAGAAGTCTGGGAATAGCGATATCACTTTCGTAGCCAGCGTCTTTACGGGAGCCCTAGCCACATTCGGCTTGACTACCGGGAAGAACGGTAATGGCAAACCACCAATATGCCCTATGGCAAAAGACAAACCAAAAACATGAAAAAAGCAGAACAAGTAACTAAAAAAGCAATTAAATTACAACCTAAACGACTTGAAAGTAAAGGTAGTAAACTTGTAAATCAAAAAGGATCTAAACAGATAAATAAAAACTATTCACTTAAGTCTGAATTTTATAAAAGTTTTCAAAAATGAAAAAATGGATTCTGCTTTTAGCTCTGTTATCACCCAGCATAGCTAGAGCAAATACTGTCACTCCCCAGTTCACGACTGGAAGTATGAACAGTACGACTACTACAACTCAGACCATAACCGAAACAGAACAGCGTCAGGTCTTCGGGGCTGCCGTGAACACGTGGTCTGGTACAAATATCACTCCATCAGCAGATATCACAGGAACTGGTACAACATTTTCTGTGACTAATGCAGCCAACCCATGGACATTAGAAACAACAACGAGGTCAGCTGGATTAGTAGAACAGATCGACTTTACAAGAACATACAACATAAACTCTACTACTACTTCGCTGTCTGTATTCTCTCAGTAAGTCCAGTACTAGCTGAGAATGACAACGTTAGTAACCCCGTAGCAGCCGCGACGGGAAATGTCACAAATCAAGCTGTCCAATTTCAAAATAATGGAGCTCCAAGCCGACAATCCTTTGGTAGCAACGTTTCTTGTAATGGCAGCACGATGACACTTAGTCCATTTTATATGGGCAACGATACGCAACCAGAGACAGAAGATGGTTACGTAATTACACAGAATTGGGGGTTTCAAATAAACTTCTCAATTCCTTTAAATCGAGACTTGACTAAGCAATGCGAACGTATGGCTGAATCAAAGATACAAAAAGACCGTCTCGACTATGAGCTGGTACGTGCTCTGAAATGTGCCGAACTACAACAAAAGGGATTCACGATTCTTCCGGGAACACGTGTCTATGGCATGTGCTCGGATATCGTCCCTATTCAATCATTATTAAATAAAGAAGATGTTAGCAATTCTAAAACCACTCGTTTTAACTGGTTTAAAAAGTGATAAGTTTAAGCAATTTGTCGTGGACTTACTCGAGAAGCTAGTAGAACAGACTGATAACGAACTAGACGACAAAGCACTAGAGATTGTAAAGAGAGGTTTAAAGCTTGACTGATACAGCCGAAAGGTTGATATATGAAGACTTTCTACCCAGCCATGATTTCACAATCCTAAGAAAACATTTTCAAAGTTCCAATATGTATTGGCGTATTGTGGAAGCTAGAAAATCAGATACAAAACGCAGATATAGCCACGATAAAAATAATCTTGAAGATTGGAGAGTCTATAAGGATGAAAACTTTGGACATGACCCGTTTGAGTGGATGATGGTACATACCTTCTACCACTTCAACGAAGGTATAGTTACTCCTGTAGATGGTTATTGGGATATGATGTATGACACTCTGTTAGGAAAAGTCCAACCAGATTGTCTAATCCATCTCCAAGCTAATTGTGATGCAGCTATTAAAGAAAAGCCATTATCTCAATGGCATGTGAATCACGATATTGGCGCAGATTGCTGGACTGCGGTTTTATGGTTAAACGAATGTAATGGTTATGTGGAGTTCTTAGATAATAGAGCTCCAGTTAAATCTAAAGAAAACAGATTTGTAGTATTTAAGTCAAATCTTTGGCATAGATTTATACCATCAACTAATTTAGCGAGAAACCAGTATATCACCCTAAATTTTTTTAAAAAGAATTTACCCGAAGGAGGAGCTAAATTCTAAGGTACAAACATACCCAGACAAAATTACAAGCCCCTTACAGGCGATTCTG